GCTTCATTGGCCAGTGCCCACTGGTCGGGGTATTTCAGCAGCAGCTTGGCCTGGGCATCGGTCACTTCCTGCACATCGCCCTTGCCTTGCCAGCTTTTGCCGGAGTGCGCGATGTTGTCGAAGGCGTGCGGCTTGTTGCCGACATAGACGACGGGTACGAGGTTGGACATGGTGTTCTCCTTGTGTTCAACAAAAACGGGGGCAGCCCAAATGAATGAGCCGCCCCCGCGTCACTGTCGATTCAGAGGCAATTACTTGCCCTTGAACTCGAAGGTCAGCACCGAATCAATCTGGCCGGTAGCCGCAGCGCCGCCGATGGTGGCGATAATGTAGGCGTCGTAGGCCATCGTGACCGGTGCGGCAGCAGATTCGTCACGGCCAGCGGCAGCGCAATCAGCGTTGTCGAGGAAGGCCGCAGCGTTGCCGCCCGCTTCGCCATTGACATACTCGAAACCGAGGTCAATGGTCACGCCAATACCGAGGGCGCCGGAGATAAGCTTGGCGTCATACACCTTGGTGCCGGCATAGACTTTGTTGAGCCGCACCTTGTCGCCGATTTGCGCGGCGGCAAGGGTTGCTTGGCCGTGGGCCACGGCCAGGGGGCAGTCACCGGAGTAGATGACATCTTGGAGAGTGGGTGCATTGATGGTGGCCATCTCAGTTTCCTTTTCAGAAGTGGGGGCCGAAGCCCCCGTTAATCCTCAATCCGTCAGATTCCGTCGAGAAATTCTCGATTAGGAACCCAGCAGGGTACGGCCAGCCGCCGAGGCAGGATCAGGTGCGTAGCTATCGACCACGGCCACGCCGAAGTCGGTATCTGCGCCGTCGATCTTGAAGCGGATCTTGGCGGAACCGGTCATGCTGGCAGCCACGGTTTCGATGCTGTTGCCGTGATCGACTTCCTTCTCCGACCAGTCGTAGAAGTAGTCGGAGGCCGACTTGCCGTAGGCCTTGGCCAGCGCCTGCGCACCAACGATGACGGCGCGATCCACCGGCTGCGCGGTCTGAACCGTGCTTTCGGTGTAGGTCAGGCCGTCAGTTCCGCCCGTGTCGGTGACGACGGAATCGCCAGCCGCGAAGCGGATTGCGTAACGGTTCATGCGCTTGATGAGCACGCCGTTCCACATGATCGTCTCGTAGGCATCGAACAGCGGATGCTTGAGGCCGCCACTCTTGCGCTCGAAGGCGTACTGCACAGCCTGCCGCCAGGTGGTCTGGCTGGTACGGCTTTGCAGGTAGAGCCACTGGCGCTCGGTGACGAACATCACCCACAGCGGGTCGTTCCATGCGCGGTCGTCGCCCTTGATCTTGACCGACTGCATGACCACGGGGGATTCACGCAGTTGGGCCACGATGCGGTCGATGTCCTGCAAGGTCAGCGCGTCGTTGGTGCCGATGTCGGCGGGAGTGGTGGCGTCGTTGGCCGCGAAGTAGCGGTTCTTGGTCGGTGCCTTGACGGTATTGACCATGATCTCGCCAAAGTCGGCGTCGGATTGCAGCGGCACCACCCAATCGGAGGTCTGCTGCGAGCCACGGGCACCGGCCAGATGCACCAGCGCGGTCTGATCTTCCAGACGCTGCATCCATGCCTGGAGGCCAGCCATGGAGATGTTGCGCAGGTTATGCACCGTGCGCTTCTGGGTCATGCGACCACCGGAGTCAGCACCTCCACGCACCTGGTCGATGCGCACGTCCATGCTGGAGTAGGTGAGCTGCATCATGCGGCCTTCGATGCGCTTGTCGCCCATCACCGGCTTGCCTTGCAGGATGTTGAACAGGTCGATGGAGACGGTATCGCCCGCGCCCTTGGCCAGATCGCCGGCCTTGACGATGGGGTAGTCCGGGGAGGTCTGGCCCTTGGTCTTGGCAGCGAACGAACCTTCCTTCGGCATTTCGCCGGAGATCAGGTTCATGAAGCCGGGGGAGTGTTGCACACGGGTGAACAGGCCCACCGAGTAGATTTTCCGCGCAAGGGCGGAACCGACTGGGATATTGGTAGACATTTTTTTGTGTCCTCGTTACGGATTAAAGGGATCGGAAGTACGCATCCATTTGGTCGGCATTCATGCCGGCGAACTTCTCGGCCAGTTGCTGATGCGTAAGCTGTTCAGCGGCCTCTCGTTCGTCCTGCGCTGCATGCTGGCCTGCCGGGAATTCGGAAAGGGAGGTCGGCACATTCGTCCGACTGGCCTTGGCGTCTTGTTCCGCCTTGGCCTTCGCTGCCTTTGCCAAATCCTCGGCGCTTGGTGAAGCCTTTTTGCTACCCGGCAAATCAATCGGCCCGATGGCGCTCTCCACCATCTCCGCGACCTTGGCGAAGCGTTCCGTCAGAGGCTTGCTTGCCCAGGCGCTTTGTGTCCGCAAGGTTGCATCGAACTGTTTGGCCAGTTCAAAAGCGTCCTTGTTGGTCGCCTGGATGTGCGCCAGCTTCGGCACCGAGTCAATCGCGTCCTGCACCGCCTCAGTGGCAGATCGTTCGCGCTCGGCTTCTGTGCTGCGCACGCTTTCCTCAACCGGCTGCAATTTGGTTTCCAGCGCCTTGGCTGCTGCCATGGACGCCATCACCGCCTTATAGACCGTCGGGAAATCCTCTTTCAGTGCTTCCAGATCTTCGGCTGACAGATCGCTTGCAGTTGGCTGTTGCGGGTCGGTGCGGGCGCCTTCACCGTTGTTCGCCCCTTGATTGCCTGCCTTCAACTGAGACTCCAGCGCGGCTACTCGCTCCTGTGCTTCACGGGCGATTTGTTCAGCCCGCGAGGCGCGGTCGCGCTCGCTCTTGAGTACCGAGTACGGAATGACGTGCTTTCCGTCCTTGGTGGCGACGCCAGCGGCGTCGTCCTCGTTGTCAGACAAGCCCTGCTCGGCCTTCTGTGGTTCCTTGTTTGCCGGATCGTCGTTGCTCTGGGCCTTCTCCGGTTCCTTTGGCGCTGGCTCGGGTTCCTTGGGTGCGGCTGCGGTCGGTTCTCCACCGGCTTCAAGCTGCTCAAAGACCTTTTGCAAGTCCTCGGGGTTGTCGGAAAGGTTGTTCAGATCAAGTTCGATGCCCATTTAGCTTCACTCCACGTATCGCGTTGGTTTGCGGAAATCCTGATCGGTCGTGCCAATAACCCATGACGGGGAGAAAACGGCCTTACAGGTGCGTGCAGTTTCCTTAAACTTTGGCAATTCGACTCCAGCTTTTCTCAACCGGCAGGCAAAAAAGGCCCGCCGTATAGGCGGGCAATAGGCTGCTGCGGTAGGCGACTTACTGGATGATCGGTGTTTGGATGACAGGCGGCTGCGGTTGAACTGGCGGCATGGATGTTTGACGAATTCTCGCCATGGTTTCCTCTGCCTCCGCATTCAGCTTCCTGATTCTTGCAGCGGCCTCTGCTGCATCCAAAACAAAGGTTTTTTGTGCCATAGCGTCTGCCTGCTGCTGCGCTTGGGCCTGTGCCTGCGCTTGGGCCTGTGCTGCGGCCTGCTGCTGTTCTGGGTCTTGGATGCCGACAGCGGCGCGTAGGCGCTCGGCCAGCTTGTGCCGTCCGGGCATGTCGGTCGCCTCGATGACGAAATCCACCACGAAGCCCTGCAACTGGGGCGGCAGGCTCTTGGTGATCTCGGTCAGCATCTGCAACTGCTGCATGCGGTAGGTCGGCGTGCTCGGGATGTCGTCGAGCACCACCTTGGCCTTGACCTTGGCCACGTCGTTCTTGATGGTCTGCTGGCCGGTCTGCTCGTCGATGGCAGGCTGGTTTAGCGGAATAACCTTCTTCTGGTTTCCTTCGCCGACGACCACGCGGGTCGGGCCTTGCATCAGGTTCTGCTTGACCAACTCGAACAGCATTTCGCCCACCAGACGGCGGGAGTAGCGGTAGTTGTCGTTGATCTCGGCCAGGGTGTTCAAGCCCTGCTCCACCAGCGAGTTGATGGCCAGCCCGGAGGATGCGTTGGTGTTCTGGCCCATCATGGCCTTGTGGATGCCGGAGGCCTCGGCGATCTCCTGCTTGCTCTCCTGCATCACCTGGAACTGCTGCGTGGCCAGTTCGCCGCCCGGATCGACACGGAAAGTGCTGGTCGGCTTGCGGTTGGCGTTGAGGATGATGTAGGCGTCAGGGCGGGCGACTTCGCCAGCGGCCTTGCCGTGGTCAAGCACGGCGTCTGAATCTGTCACCACGCGCCGGCTGTTCAGGCTCCACAGCATCTTGGACTTGCGGGCGTTGATTTCGTCCTGCGGGGAGATCATGGCCCGGATCAGGCCATATGGCACGTTGGTCAGATCCTCACGGTAGCCGAAGAACGGCACGTAGGGGAATTGGTTGTGCTTGTACGGACTGGGCACGTCGTAGAGGAAGTGCGGGCCGGTGTACCACGCGAGGCGCACCTTCTGGAATGTGGCCTGCTTGACCTTGGCGAACCCGGCGACGATGGCCTCGTTGTGGCGCGGGTTGTTGAAATCCGCCTCCATGGTAGTGCCGTTAGGCAGCGTCATGACGTAGCCACGCACCCACTTGCGGTACCAGATTTCGTACAGGCAGATGCGCATGCGCTGGATGTCGCGCCAATCGACGGCGGCAATGCGGGTGTCGCGCTCGATCTCCCACGACTGCACCAGGCGCGAGTCCTGCTCCAGCAGCGGGTCAAAGCCCGCCCAGCCCCCGGTCGTCATGCGGAACAGCGTGGCGTACTGGGGCATCAGCGCAATGGCGTGCTCCAGTTCCAGCCAGCGTCGGCGCACCAGATAGCGGGCGTCTGACAGGTCGGGCTGCTCTGCCCGCCAGTCCCAGAAGATTTCACGGCGATGCACGTACTTGACGCGGTACGGGCACTTGAACGGGTCATGCTCGCGGGCCACTTCCACCCAGCCAAGCCCTGCCTTGCACTGGGCGGCGTAGGCGTCGGACACGGCGCGGTCGGCGCGGGATTCGATCTCGGCATGCTTGAGCTTGAGCGACAGCGCCTCGGCCAGTTCGTCGTCGCATTCCTCGTCGTCCTCTGGTCGCACGCGCCAATCGGTGCGCGTCTTGGCCTCCATGCCCAGCACGGTGTCGATGGTCGGCTTGATGAGGTTGGCGATCAGTGGCGGCTGGCCACGATCCTTGAGGCGTTCGACGGTTTCGGGGGAAAGCTGGTTGCCGTCGTAGTAGTCGGCGGCCCGGTCGGCTTCGCGGCGCCAGTGGGGCTGGTGCTTGATCTCGCGCAGGAACATTTCGACCTGGGCGCGTGGCAGCGCAGTGTTCTCCAGATCGTCCGGGATGGCGTTGGGGTCGCCGGCATCGGTAGGCGCCTCGCCCATCACGACATTGCCGCGTGGTTTCTGATCGTGCTGGAAGCGAGATGCCATCGTCGGCCCGCCTGCATTGGCGCCGGGATAGCCCGCGTAATCGCGGTCAATCGCCTCGTTATTCAGTTGGATGTCGCCGATTGGCATAAGAATCTCGTCCGGTTATGCTTTGCCCCTAGGGTATTGTGGGTGTCGTGCAGCAATTCGACGGTAGGCAAAGAAAGGGGTGAATGATGATGAAAACGAGCGTTGTGGCGGCATTGCTGGTGGTCTTGACCGGCTGTGCCACACCAACAACCGGCGTCGTGCCGCGTGGCGAAGGGCTGGCCACGGTCACGCATCAGGGCGGTGGATTCTGGGTCACAACCGACTCGCTGAAAGTGGCAGCGATACAGGAGGCTGACGCCCACTGCCAGCGCAGCGGCAAGCATGCGAAGGTGGTGCATACCAAGGAAATCCCGGCAGGCCCGCTGGGGCGCTGGCCTGAAAGCGAAGTCCTGTTCCGCTGCGAGTGAATCAGCCTGCACGCCAGTCATAGTCTCTCCGTGGGTTGAGTAGCAGTTTCTGCGGATCGGGCGGAACCTCGGAATAGCGCAGCATCATGTAGGCGTAGCGCGTGGCTGCCATCAGATCGTCCTGCAACTTGACGATCTTGCCGTCCTTGCGGTGGTACAGCCGGAATTCCTCGAACCATTCGTTCAGGTTCGAGAACACCTTGAACTTGCCGGCCTTCATGCGCTCCAGCATGCCCAGCACACCAGCCTCCACGGACACGCGGCTGACCTTGTGCCCGTTCTCGTCGCCCGTCTCCGGGAACTGTGCCATCTCGTGCAGCATGTTGATGCCCGCGTCCCGGTACTGCTGGGCCAACTGGAAGCCTGAACCCTTCTCGTGCTGCAATCCGTCGTGTGGCCACGCCATCGGAATCCACGGCCCGCGTGACAGGATGAACGGCGCTTGGGCGGCTGGCGTTGATTCACGCACCCGCACGGCGTCATAGACGTAGATCGTGTCCGTGTCTCGATCCCATGCCAGCCAGACGGATGCCGACGGGTGATCCCAGCCGAAGTCGGTGGCGGCGATGCGTGGCCAGATGTCGGGCAACTGGAACGGTTCGACGGTGATGGCCGACTCGGCAATCGGGAACACCCGGCCACTACCCAGAATCGGGATGCCCTTGGCTCGTGCCTCGCGCTCGTGCTCCGGGTAGCTCGAAACGATGCGGTCGCGTTCCTCCTTGGTGTAGTGCGCCACGTCGTCGATGGTCATGTTCGTGTCCGATCGGTCTGGCGTTGGGTTCTGGAGGAACAGGCGCACCACCTCCGACATGCCCAGCAGCGGCGTGAAGGTGATCCAGACGATGCCTTTGGTCGCGTTGGTGCGGGTCAGCACCTCGGTGTAGATGTCCAGCGGCGGTTCCTCGTCCAGCGCGGCGAAGTCCAGCGTCTCGCCCTGGAGCTTGGATCGGCCCTTCTCGTAGGACTTGAAGTACAGGCGCGACACGCCTCCCGACACATGGCGCACGAAGATGCAATCGACCGAATCGGCGATGCCTTGCGCCCGCTTGATGTCGAGAATGGTGGCCTTGGGGATGGTGCCGGTGCCCCACTCGCTCGGGCGGCCCAGCAACAGGCGCTGCAACGTGTCGCGGGTGGATTCCATCGACTCGCCAAGCGCCCAGCCGGTAACGCCACGCGCCCACCGCTTGCCCTTCCACCAGTCCGGGTACTGGCCGGTGAGGTGAAAGGCGATCTCGTAGGCCGATGACCACGTTTTGCCAAGCTGGTTTCCGGCGCGAAACAGGCGTTCGCGGTGCGTAGCGCCTGCGCTGTGGAATTCAATCTGCCTTTGGTAAGGCTTGTACCTCGATAACTTGTTCGCGTCCTGCCTGCGCTTGAGTTCCTGCACCAGCTTCAAGTAGGCCAGTTTGGGCGGCAAGTTCTGTAGCGATTCTGGCAATGTCGTCGTCAGAGAGGTGTTCATACTCGTCTCCCGGTTTCTTTTCCACGGGTTTGAACAGTCCCAGCGTGTCACCCAGCGCCCGCAATGCTGTGTTCGCCCCGTGCGAGTCGAACTTGTATACACCGGTTTCGCGCATCTCGCCGTCGATCATCTTCATCACCGGCTCGGCCTGCATGCAGCGTTCGACCACCTTCATGTAACGCGAGATGACCCACTCACGATCCAGCCCCGACTTTAGGATGGCGTTCTTCTGGGCGATGGCGGCCAGCTCGTTGATGCGGTCGCGCACCAGCTTGTTGCCACTGTTCGGCGCCTCCCAGTCGCGGGCGGTCTTGATGCTGATGCTGCTGCCAGCGGCTGAGATGGCTTCCTCGATGGACATGCCCATCACGCGCCCACGGCAATAGGCCTCCTGTTCGACAGTGAGGCCGCTGATTGCCAGGCGTGGGCGGTTGAGCTTGCGGGTTCCCTTGGCGACGGCTGGCTTCTTCGGTGCGGTCGCCTTCTTCTTCGGGGTTTCTGCGTCTGCCATCAGTGCTTGATGTTGGAGACAATGCCGGCCCAGACAGCGGCGGCGAATGCGGCAGCCACCACGCCGAAGAAAGCTAGCGTGCCGTGGTCGGCGACCTTGCGCATGCGCTTGCCAAAGCGCAAATCCTCGCGGAATTCCTCAACCGACTCCGGTCGCTCAATGTCCACGCCAAGGATGGCAAATACCCGTTTGACGGCATGCTCGGCGGCATCCTCCGACATTCGCTCAGAGTAGGCGCACTGCATGCCCTCGTCTGCTGCATCGCATGAGTGTGTCCGCCGGTGGATTGGTTTGCTTGCTTCGGTCATGGCGTCGGCCCCTTGTTTCAGTTCAGTAAAGCGGCCTCTGCTGCGCGGCGACGAGTCAGGCCCGCCATCACGCGGCCTGCGGCTTTATCCCACTTCAAAATCTCTTTCGCGGCTTCTGGCCAGTCGCGCTGCTTGACGCGACGGCGAAGCGTGGAGATGCGATAGTTGCCCAGCCCGCAGTTGTAGGCAAAAGAGGTCAGCGCAGCAATGCGGCGGTCTGGCTCGGCGGCCAGCGTCGGCGACAGCTTGAGCACCCCAAGCGCCTTCTGCGTGGTTTCGGAACGAAGGGCGGCCAGTGCCTGGTCATGCGTCCAGCGCGTGTCAGGCTTGATGTCCGGGCCGGTTGATCCGTAGCCGATTGTCCAAGGATCGGCTTTCGTCGCTGGATCGGGGTAAGCAGCGCACCCGCCATCCGGCAGACGGCGGTGATAGCCCTCGAACGGGCGAATCAGCGCGTCAATGGCGGTCTGAATGGCGGTGGAGATGGTCATACCGGCGCCGCTTTCCGCTCTTTCCAGATGCGTTTCATCATCTCGGAGCGTGCCTGCTTGGCCGCTGGCGTCCATTTATGTCCGCGTGTTCCGACATGACGGCCCTTGGTGGCCATGTCGATCATGTTGTCCTGCTGTTGGCCAAGGAACAGATGATCTGGATTCACGCATAGCGGGTTGTCGCAGTGGTGGCAGACAACCATTCCATCGGGTATTTCGCCATGCGTCAGAATCCACGCCATGCGGTGCGCGTTGATCGGGCGCTTGCTCTCAAGTGCAAACTGCCCGTATCCAGTTTGTTTGAAAATTGAAGCCTGCCATGGCCAGCATCCTTCTGCTTTCTCTACTTTTGACCAAAAACGACAAGACAGCGAGCACTGTTTCTCGCGCCCGCCGTTCTTTCGCATGAAGGTTATGCCGCAATGCGAGCACTGGATTGGCGTCTTTTTGCTCATTTCTGATATTTCTCGATTGACCTTCCGACAAACCAGAAGGTTATCACAAGATTGAGCAAAGCAAAATCTTCGACGTTCCAGTGAGTTTTTGTCACCTCAAGCCATGAAGCGCCTGACTGCATGGAATAGACGATGGCTGTAACCTTGACGGCCACGTAAAGGCCGAAAAGAACGTAAGTGATGCCTGGTCGAACCAGTGCCGATGCGGCGGCAACCCACTTGTAGCTGGAGCTGGCCGTTGCTGATTGCTCTCGGAAGGCTTCTTGAATGGCATCAAGAGCGGCTGTGCTGTGGTCGACGTACTTTTCTTCAAGAGTGAATGTCCCGCGTTGCTTCTCAAGATCGGTTTGCAGGCGGAACATGTTCAGCTCGTGGTCGCGCTCGTTCTTGCGGTCAAGCCACTTCAAAAACTCCGGGGCTAGCCTGAAAAGGCCGCCGAACAGCGATCCGAGTAGTGATTCGAGCATGGCACGTCCTCCTGTTGAATGCGGCAAGGGTAAGGCCGCGCCCGGAATTCGACTCAAGGCTCGGTCTGCGGCTTCAATTTCGCCCGGCGTTCGCGGTGCCTTGCTGCGTTTGCCGCCTTGCAGATGTTGCAACGGCACTTCAATCGCTCGTAAGCGTTGCGCGTACCGTGAGCATCGCCAGCCGTGTTCAGCATTTCCGAGGTCAAAGCACGTTCAACAGGCATGTTCAACACGTTGATGCGCCTCCATAGCGTGTCCATGTTGATGCCAAGCTCCTTTGCCCACTGAGCCAGTGTCTGCGTCTTGCCTTCATGGGTGAGCATCACGTTATTGCGCTTGTTGTTGCGCTGCGTGGCATCAATCGCCCAGCGGCAGTTGTTTGGCTCGTAGTTGCCATTCACGTCGATGCGGTCAATCGAATGCTGATCGCTTGGCCGTTCCCCCATGTCTGCAAGGAAGGCCATGAAGTCATCCTTCCAGCGGTCGCACATCACAATGCCTCTGCCGCCGTAAGCCGGGTATGAGGCGTTGGCGGTGTTGTAGCAGCGGCGCTTGATGTTGATCCAGGCCAGATACTCTGGCGTGCCGGTTTTGCGGTGCGTGATGGTCATGGCGTTATCCTTGGTGGTGAAGTAGCCATGTTACATCAATTTAAGTAACTTGATTCTATTGTCTATTTATCTTGTCCATCAGATAGAGATACCCACAGACATCCACGGCGGAATCAACATGCTTCGGATCGTTGGCCAGTCGCGCCAGCTTGAGGCCAGCCATCATGCAGGCCACGTCCTCGAAGGTCAGGAAAGCATCCGGGGCCAACTTGCCACGGGCGCGAAGCCACGCCTCTCAGAATTCAGCGATGGGCACCTTGTTCATGGCCGCATCAATTCGATCACGCCCACAATTGCCGCCGTATTCGATGCCAATCCGTCTAAACTCAATGCCGCTGATGTTTCGCATTAGCCATTCAAGTCGGGCGCTGTCGGCAAGCAGCGCGGCAAGTGCGCCGCTCACAAGGTTGCCGTTCTCGTTTGTCAGCGGGTGTCCCGCATCAGCTAGCGCATCTTTCACTTCATCAAGGCGTTCGCGCAGCCCGTAGCGTGCGTGCCAACTACCACAATTGCACGCGGGGATGTCGCAGCGCACAAAGCCATTACGGCGTAGCACGTCGCGCAGTTCTTCGGCTGTCTCTAGGCTCTCGTCCATCATCAATCCTCTCCGGGCCAGTGCCCAACAATTCATTCAACCCGGACTGCTTCGCAGCCGGTTAATTCAATTGCGATGGCCCGAAGGTTCTTGTCGGGGTTGCCGTAGGTTTTCTCGCGGTCTGCATCGACGATGGACGCGGCTTGATCGAGGATCGTGGTCATTTCTTGGCCTTCATTCGGAGGAACATTTCGTCTAGGGGGTGCAGGCAATGCTGCTGCGGTAGCACACGGCTCCATCGAGCCATGAACTTTCTGCCGGTGCGCTGAACCTTGCCGTAGTTGTATAGGGCGTTCAGCGCGTCAATCGTCTGCTTGTAGGACATGCGGGCAGACAGCGCGATTTCCCGGCCTGTGAGTGCATGCGGTGACGACTCAACAACGGCCAGCACGCGCATTCGATAGGTGGTGATCTGCTGCTGTGCCTTGCCGTCATCCATCTAGCCATCCAGTTCAGGCGTGGATTCTGGGGATATGCCTAGGTATTGGCAGAGGATCGTTCGCGCCTCCTGGGCGCTTCTCGCAAGCCGAAACTCCCAGCCTTGTGCCTGGAAGTGCGCGATCCACTCCTTTTGCGGTGCTGACGTGCTTCCAGTCGCCGACTTCATTTCAATGACGAGGCCCAGTGCATCGCCAGCCCGAACGGGCAGGATCAGATCGGGAAAGCCGGGTTTCACGCCCATGGCCTTCAACTGCGCACCTGTGAATGCATCACGCCGGCCTCCATTGGGCGAGTGATGCAGCCATCGAAGATCGGGCATCAGCGCCCGGACAGATGGCAGATGCGACCAGCGCACCACCTTGGCCTGGTCGATTTCTTCTGACCGATTCACGGTCTTTCGGCGTTGAGGAAAACTCATAGTGGCGTGAGTTTATGCCATTGTTGAGTTTTCCTCAATCATCAAGGCAAGCCGAAAAGGATCATTCTCCGGCGCTTCAACGACTGACACGGGCCGGTCATCACCTGCTTTTCATCGACCAGCTTTTGCAACACGGCATCGAAGTTTTTATACCCATTCCCGACCCTATTTCGCAGCATCGTTTTGGGCATGGATTTCTGCGCCAGATACGCCCGCAAATGCTCAGGGCCTTCGGTGGCTGTAGCCGGCGCTGTCTCCAGCACAGACAGGATGCGCTTGGCCAAAGCTGCCTCCTGATCGGCTGCTGGCCTGCGTCCGGGCTGTTTCTTCGGCGGGCTGTCGTGGCCGACAACAGCCAGGACGGCATGGCGCACGGCATCGCCGATAGCGTTCTCGACCATCCCGACGATCCGATCAATCTGCGCATCGGTGAGGTTGTAGGTGGGCATGGTGGCATCCTTTCGTGGTTGAGTATCGTGATTGAGGAATCCTCACTTTACCACAAACCTAAAAAAGTCACGATGAAAATGGAGCTTCCCAAAACTTCCCCGGCTTTTCAAGGCATTTTCGCGTTTAACTATATGATTCAATTAAGAAAAAGTGACTTCTCCCGTTTTCCATACCCATATTTGCCCTTCGGGCTGGCACTCCAAGTATTCATTATTACTTCATTCCATCGAGTAAAAAAGTAATCTTGGGATAAAAACCCCAATAGGGGTGGGTGTGTGGGAAGTTGGG